ACCGGAGTGGAGGCGATCGGCCATATCGTGAAAGACGATTGGTTTTGTCCGAAAGACGATTTTGCGGGTCTCAACAAATGACCGCCCGCCCTGTCGCCAAGTTTGCGGCTGGCGAGCTTTGGCTTGATGACTGCGGAGTTTACCGCACGGCGTCACGAATGAGCGTCGCTATCATGGCTCGAACACAATCAACCCTGCGCTGCCCGGAAGCCCGAGAGGTAGTCCGTCAGTGTCAGGAAGCCCTAAAACAATACGCGGCAATGGAGGAAGCCAAGTGAGCAAGGTATATCAAGCGATCAGCGCCGTGATGGCCGATCTGGCGGTTGAAGGGATCGGAAAGGATCGGAAGAACGAGCAGCAAAACTACAAGTTTCGCGGCATTGATGACGTTTACAACGCCCTCTCCTCTACGCTTTCAAAGAACGGCCTTCTGATGCTCCCCCGCGTCCTGTCGCGGGACGTGGTTGAACGGGTCAGCGCCAAGGGTTCGGTGCTGTTCTACGTCACCGTTGAGGCTGAGTTTGATCTGGTGGCGTCTGAGGATGGCTCTACGCATACGATCAAGACTTACGGCGAGGCGATGGATAGCGGCGACAAGGCTACGAACAAGGCCATGAGCGCGGCTTACAAATATGCGGCTATGCAAGCGTTCTGCATCCCGACTGAGGGTGACAACGACGCGGACGCCACGACACACGCTGTCCAACCTCGACAGGGACCGACTGTTACGCGGGATCAAGCCGACACGCTGGAGGCGCTGATTCAGGACGTTGGCGCAGACCGGGGCCGGTTCCTCGACTACTTCAAGGTCAGTGATCCGCTTCTGATCCGCGCCAGCGACTATGACCGTGCGGTTGACGCCCTAGAAGCCAAGAGGGCGAAGTGATGGAACAAGGATCGCCAGAATGGTTTGCTGCCCGGCTTGGCAAGGTAACAGCCTCGCGCGTCGCGGACGTTATCGCCAAGACCAAATCCGGCCCTTCAACGTCCCGCGCCAACTACGCGGCGCAGCTTATCGCGGAGCGCCTGACAGGAACGGTTGAGCCGTCATTCACCAACGCTGCGATGCAATGGGGCACCGAGAAGGAGCCGGAAGCCCGCGCCGCCTATTCGTTCCGTCATGATTGCGACGTAATTGAGATTGGCATGATCGACCACCCGACGATTGCCAATAGCGCGGCAAGCCCTGACGGTTTGGTGGGTGATGATGGCATGGTAGAGTTCAAATGCCCCAACACGGCAACGCATCTGGACACGCTGCAATCGGAGACGGTTCCGGGGAAATACATCACGCAGATGCAATGGCAGATGGCCTGTTCGGGCCGTCAGTGGTGCGACTTCGGAAGCTATGACCCGCGCCTGCCTGAGTCGATGCGGCTGTTTGTGAAGCGCGTTCCTCGCGATGATGCGATGATTGCGGAGTTAGAACGCGAGGTATCAACATTCCTCGCTGAGATTGAAACCCGAGTGGCCGATCTGAAGGCCCGATATGAGAAGGACAACTGACTTTGGCATACGAGCAACGCGCTGGTGATATTTCCATTTTCCGCGAGACGGACAAGAAAAACGACAAGGCCCCCGATTGGAAAGGGACCATGATTATCCCCGAAGGCGCAAAGCCCGGCGACAAGATGGAGGTCGCTGTATGGGCCAAAGGCGACAAGGGAACGATGCTGGCGGGTTCCGTCAAGTTCCCGATGCAGCGTAACGCTGGCCCGGCTAACGAGGCTCCGACGCATCGTGGCCCTGATTTCGACAGCCCATTTTAGGCTGATGGGAACAACCGTCGTCACTATCAGGTCAAAGGAAGACCGCGCCAAGCTGCACAAGTGGCTTGACGCGGCTCCTGACCTAACGCGCGTGACGTTCGTTGGCCCTAAGCGGTCCCTGCCGCAGAACGCGGCGTACTGGTCAGCCTTGACCGACATAAGCAGGCAGGCGGAATATCATGGCCTCAAACTGGCCCCGGAAGACTGGTCGCAGCTTTTCTTAGACGCTTTGAACCGGGAAGCCCGTCTTGTGCCTAATCTGGACGGTTCAGGGTTCGTGAACCTTCGCCACTCTAGCAGCCAGCTTTCCCGTTCCGACTTCAGCGACTTGCTGGAAATCGTCATGGCGTGGGGAGCGCAAAACGGGATTGAGTTTCACCATGACCCCTGACAAGCCCCCGCCGGTTATCTTCTGGACCCCGTGGACCGTCACCAAACAGGATTACAGCCGATGAAAGTAACTGACGAAACGAAACACAACGCCCTGACTATCCGGGCGGCGCACGACAAGGGGCATTTTGTCTATGAGGACGGCGAGGAAAGCGGGCGCGGTATGTACCGTCCGATCCTGTTCGCTGGCGACCTTGAGCAATGCCTAGAGTGGGTCAGGAGCCGCATCCGTGATTGATCCGCTGTTTTCTGTTCGCTCGTATTCCTGCGAACTATCGAGGGCCAGCCGTGACCGATGGCTTGCCTTCAGAGAGGGTCAGGGGATGCCTGTTGTCCAGCATCTTGATCGGTTCGATGCCGTACCGCCCGCCTTCCAAAAGCAATGGAACGCTATGAGAGACAGAAAGGCTTAAGCCATGACGAGGCAATACGTTAAAGTTTGGTCCACGGACGAAAGCGACTTCACGATGCCGCTCGCGGAGTTTGTGGCCGAGATGCAGTCCGTGATTGAACAACAAGGCGCGGAAGCGGAGGGCCTTGAGTTCCGCATGGAGCTAGACAGAGGTGCTTACGCGGATGACTACCCCACCGTTGATATGTGGGTCCAACGCCCTGAAACCGACGCCGAGATGCACGCCAGAGAAGCCGTAGAGCGGGAGCAGTTTGAAGATTTCCGCCGCCAACGTGAGCGTGCTGACCGGGCGCGTTATGAGGCAATGAAAGCCAAGTTTGAGGGGCTTAAGCCATGACTGATAAGGATTTTGGCTCGGCTGATCGCATTTTGCAGAACGTCCAGATGGACCCTAACGGTGGGTGCTGGCTGTGGGCTGGGAGCTACTATTCAGATCAGGGCTACGGGCGGCTTTCCATAGCGGGAAAGACGGTCAAGGCGCACCGTGCGTCATACGCCGTCTTTACTGGCCCTATCGGCGGGCAATGGGTGCTGCACAAATGCGATGTGAAGGAGTGTGTGAACCCAGATCACCTTTACCTCGGCGACCATGCCGCCAACATGGCTGACAGGACGCGACGGGGGCGGTGTTCTCGCCAAGGGGGAGCGAAGGGGCAAGCGAACCTCGCCTCAAAACTCACGGACGCGGACGTGATGGCCCTTCGGACTTCGGCAGAAAGCAGCTACCGCGCCGCTGCCCGCCTCAACGTGACGCCGTCCATGATTCGGCGCATCCGTCGCGGTCAGGCTTGGCGGCACGTTCAAAGCGAAGAAGTGAACCAAAACAATCAGGTAATCCCATGACTACGATGCTGGAACTCGCCGCTAAGGCCATTGCGGTTGAATGGTACTGCGAGACTGGTCACAACGACGCGGGGGCCGTGGCTGCTGCTGAGTCGCAATGGAAAGGCTTTGAAAGCCTCGCACGCGCTGCCCTTCAAGCTATAAGGGAGGTTCCGGAAAGCATTTCCAACGTGGCGGCGTACGATGAGTACGATTGGGCGGGGCGAAACTTCACCGCTATGATCGACGCCATTTTGAACGAGCAACCCGAACCCTAACCACACGTTCCCCAAACACACATAGGAGGGTTACGCCGTGTCTCTCCGCCAACCCTTGACCACCAACCCCCTCTAAGGGGCGGAGCCAAGCCTTGACCAAAAACACGGCGTAAGGCATAGTCAAGCCCGCTCTATGCTTCGCGACTGCGTGGCTAGTCCGGAGACAAGATTATGAAGAACAAGCCTTCGCCCAAGATGCAACCGAAGCTGATTAATCAGCACAAGCGCCTTGCTATGGGTATTCCTACAAACGTCGGCGGACCCAAGGGTAAGCCCTACGGCATGGCCTAGCCCCCTTGTGGGGCTTTTCTCTTATCAGGAACAAAGATGACCGACTTTTCTAACGATCAGGGCACGGGAAGCGTTATTGCCGACGTAGGCACGTTTGCCGCGCTGGCGACTGATGCCGCTACGGTTGGCGGTGTTGCGACCTCGGTTCTGAAAAAGGTCACTGTTACCGTCGTTAACGGCGCTGCTGCGGGCACGTTCACGCTCCCGACCGGGACTGTCGTTGAGCATTATTACATTGACACTCCGACCGCGATTCCGGGGACTCCGACGAACACCAATCTGCGTCTGGGGTCCGCTGCTAACGGCGAGCAATACGTCGCTGACGTTGATGTTAAGGCTCAAGGCTGGATCAATGCGACGGTGGTTTATGCTGGGCGCAAGCCTGCAACGACGGTTCACTATACGGTGGCCAGCTCGGGCGGAACGACTGCCAGCCAAGACGGTGATGTGGTCCTGTACGTCGCTTACGCTGTCCCGGTCTAACGATGGACAAGGTAGCGCAAAGGCTTGCGGACAAGGCTAACTCCCTGCGAGGCGTCCTGACTGATACTCCCTACGCCAATTGGGAAGAGGCCACGGAAAGCCAACGCGAGTTCTGGCGAGAGATTGCTCGCGCTAGTCAGGACGCAGAGCCAGAGAATCTCAAGGCCAAGGCGAAGAAGTGACCGGGTTCCTTCTCACGATCATCGCTATTGCTTGTTGCGTAACGGCGCTGGCTACGGTGATCAGGGATTGGGAGTGAACCACAAACAAGAGAGGTCATGAATGACCGACGACGATGCGATGCATCTTCAGTCTTCATTGTTGAAGGCCCGCGTTACCGAATCGTGCGCGGCGACTCTGATTGAGCAAGTTGAAGGCGCTGACTACCGTGACGTTCGCGGAAAGCCCTTAGAGGAAAACATTGCTTATCTGGCGCTAAAGGAAGCGGTGGGAACATAAACGCTCTCGGGCGTAGGGATAACAACCCGCGATCCAGAAGCCCGATCAGCCTAGCGCCGGTCGGGCTTTCTGCTGCGTGAAATAAGGGCTTGCGTGTCCGGACAACTTAGTGTCTAGTGCTCTCAACAAGGGAGCAAGACACATGACCGACCTCGAAACCGCCGCCACCGAAATGAACGCCGTCATCGCCGCTCGCGGGATCAAAATGGTTTACTGCACGGCAGGCAAGCGCGCTCTCAAGTTCTGGAAGCGTATGTCGGCTGGCGTTGACGCGGGTTACGGCATTAGCGCAAAGGTGGCCCGCTCTTACGGGGTTCCGGCGTGATGGCGCTAACGCTTCCGGAGGCTGGGTTTCGGTTCACGCACCGGCCCGGCGAGGGATGGCAATGGCGTCAAGAGGTTCTTCCGGGCGACATAGACGCGACGGATATGACCGGGCCGGATTTTGAGGAAGCCGTAAAAATAACGGAAAATAGGGCTTGCGCGTGTCCGGTCGCCATGTCATAAAGAGTCAACAGGGAGAGACAGACATGACCGCTCGCGACACCAGCCACCTCGTTGCATTGATGACCGGCCTGAGCCGTGAGCGTCAACGCCTCGCCGCCGCCCGTACCGAACAAGAGCGCGCCCTCCGCACGGTGTGGGTTCGCCAGTCGGAAAAGGAAGTGAACGCCGAGGAGCGTTTTTTGGGCCTGCCGGAAACCGATTGGAACGAACCTGAAATGTCGGCTGACGATCTGATGGCGGAGCTGATGGCATGACCGCCACTATCAGAAAGCAAATCCAACGTTCCCGCCTAGCCCATAGCGGAGGAAAGCGTTTAGACCTCTACCTGACCAAAGAGGAGGGAGAGACGCTAGAAGCCTTCCGGGTAGCCCGTGGCCTGCCTAACGCTACCGAGGCGGTTAAGGCGCTGATTGAGCCGCATATTGGCCGCATGGGCGATGCGAGGGAATGGTGATGCTAACGCCTGCCCAGATTAAACAATGGGACGATGCCCAGCCGGTGTTTCGGAGCATCTATGCCCGGCTAGATGATGTTTGCGCCCGGTCGCTGGCCATGATTAACGCCGCGCACGGTATTCCGTCGCCGGTCCAGTTCCGGGTCTGGCGTCGCTTCGACCGCTGCTGTCACTAGGCGAAAAAAGTTTGTCAGGCCCGCAGATAGTGGGTTGACGTGTCCGGACTATGGGGTAAGGTGGTCTCAACAAAGGGAGAGACCACATGACCAGCAAGGAAATCAAAGCAGCCCTCGGCAAAGTTCGGGTCCGCGCTTTCAGCCCCACCTATTTCCGCGTCTGCACTCTGGACGGCTCGGCGGTTGACGCCTTCCTCCCGGTTGCCGAAGCTCTCGGCTTCCGGGCCTACAAGAACCAATCGTATGAGATGTTCCTCCATGCCGCTGCCTGACCTGATGTGGGGTCGCCGCGATCTGGTGGCCGAAATCAATGCGCATAACTGCGCTGTGATTGCCCGGAGAGCCAAGGGCGGCGTCTGGGAAGCGCCCGAAAACCAATACCGCAACGCCGTCTCGGAGGCTCTGGCCGCGCAAAGCCAAGCCTTGCCTATCCCCTCAACCTAGTCCATATTCATCCCGCTTACATCAAAGGCTGCGGCTTAGGTTAAGCGACCAGACTAGATCACAGGGCGTCACGAATGACCGCACGACCTCGCAAGGTAAGTTACCTGAAGGCCGTCAACATCACGCGCCGAAACCGCATGGAGGCCAACAAGGTTCTCCGCGCCGCCACGACAGCCAAGCTGGCCAAGGTGACCGTTATCGGGTTCACCGATGAAGGTCGAATCTACATGGCGTCCAATAGCGACGCACCTGATTGTCTGTGGGATATTAGCTACGCCTCAAAGTGGCTGCTTGACGGTTGTCCCGAGGAGCAAGTTTGATGCCCGGCGGTCGTCCTTCTGACTTCACTCTCGCACTAGCAGACGACATCTGCACAAGGCTCGCTAACGGGGAATCGTTGCGGGCCATCTGCCGTGATGAGCCTATGCCTCACGTCGGAACCGTGTTGCGTTGGGTTGCTTCTAACGAAGAGTTCCGCGAACAATACGTGAAGGCCCGAGAGATTCAGGCGGAGACCCACGCCGACGACATTGTGACGATTGCGGACGGGTCCAGCCTCGGTGGCGAGGAAAAGGTTGCTCTGACCGCCCGAGACCGTCTCCGGGTTGATGCCCGTAAATGGGTGGCGTCCAAGCTCCTGCCGAAGAAGTACGGCGACAAGATTGATGTTGAGCATTCCGGCTCCGTAACGGTGCATGAATGGCTTTCGACGGCAAACTAAGCCCTGAGGAGCAAGCCAAGGTTCAGCGCCTCCGCGATGACTTTGAGTTTTTCTCACGGAATGTCCTCCGCATCCGCACAAAGTCCGGCGAGATAAAGCCCTTCGTCCTGAACCGGGCGCAGAAGTACCTTCACCAGCGGCTAGAGGCTCAGCGGCGTAAGGGTAAGGTCAGGGCTATTATCCTGAAGGGTCGCCAGCTTGGGGCGTCAACGTACATCCAAGGCCGGTTCTATTGGCGTCTATGGGGTGGTCAGGGGCTTAAGGCGTTTATCCTGACGCACGAGCAAGCCGCGACTGACAATATGTTCGCGATGGCCCAGCGCTTCCATGACGGCGCGCCTGTGTTTGTTAAGCCCCGGACGAAGGCGGCTAACGCTAAGGAACTGGCCTTCGCGGACAATGACTGTTCGTACTCGGTCGGCACGGCAGGGACCAAGGGTGTAGGCCGGTCCAGCACCTTGCAACTGTTCCACGGGTCGGAGGTTGGCTTCTGGCCTAACGCTGAGACGCATATTGACGGGGCGTTTCAAGCCATTGCCGATGTGCCGGGGACTGAGCGCCTGTTGGAGAGTACGGCGAACGGGATCGGAAACGTGTTCCAGCGGCGTTACGCTGCGGCCCAGCGGGGTGATGGCGATGAGGAGGCCATCTTCATCCCGTGGTATTGGGGTGAGGACTATGAGCGCGAGGCTCCGGAGGATTGGTGCCCGCCCGGTGATTGGGAGCAATACCAGCACAGCAACGGGCTAACCCGTGAGCAGCTTTACTGGGCGTTCTGCAAGAACCGGGACATGGCCTCGGCTATCGGTGAGCCTGACGACAAGGCCTGCTGGAAGTTCATGCAAGAGTTCCCGGCCAGTGCTGATGAGGCGTTCCAGACGGCGGGTAATAGCTTCATTCCCTCGCCTGCCGTGGCTGTTGCCCGTAAGAACAAGATTCCTCCGATTGGCACGATGGTGATCGGCCTCGATCCGGCGCGGGGTGGTGGTGATAAGACCGGCGTGGTTGATCGTGTGGGCCGGGTGATGGGTTCGTTCGTCTGCGAGCGGTGGGATGATAGAGACTTGATGGTGGTGGCTGGCAAGGCGTTCGGCCTGCTTAAGCGGTATCCTCAAGCTATCATGAACATCGACGTTGGCGGGCTGGGTGCGGGTGTTTACGACAGGCTTGCGGAGATGGGTCTAGGTCATCGGGTCAATGCGGTGAACTTCGGCTCTAGTCCGTTGGGTATTGGTCCGACTGGTGATGAGCTTTACGCCAACCGCCGGGCTGAGATGTGGGATATCAAGCGGGATTGGTACATGGACCCGGCAGGGGTTCAGGTTCCGGATGATGATGTGTTCCACGCTGATGAGACTTCAGCCGTGTGGGGTTCTGGTGCGACGCGGCATAGCTCTAACAATGAGCTGACGTTGGAGTCGAAGGACAAGATCAGGGAGCGGCTAGGATTTAGCCCTGACTTGGGTGACGCGGCGGCGCTTACATTTGCGGTGCCTGTGGGGTATGATTTGCAGTATAGCGAACCGGCTCCGGTACATCGTGGCCAATCCAGCGTGACAGGGTACTAGATCCCTCCCT